AAACACAAGACTTAACCTATTTTTAACAGCCCTTATATTCTTTGTATTTGGATTTATGGTTCAAACCATACTACTACAATGAGGAAACCCTTGATGACAATTGGAGTAAGGGAAATTTCAGAGGAAGAACATCTACATTATTATCATAAGTGGTTATACTACTATGGTGGAGCTAGTGATTATTGTTCATTACAAGAATTTATTAATCAATACGATCCTGATTCTATGGGAGAGATTAACATTTATTCCATAGATATGTGTCCTTGTGTTATGTGTATGGAGGAGAATTTAAATGAGTGATATAGAAAGAACGGCAATGAGAGTAATGGTATTAATTATAGCCTGTTGTATGGTATTACTATATGTACAATTGTTATGAGTAAAAATAAATTAACCAAGTTATCCGAATTAATGGTCATCACAATGGAAGAATGTGGTGAATTAATTCAAGCTTGTTCCAAGGCTATCCGTTGTAATGATTATCACAATGATTCACTAAAGGAAGAAATAGGTGATGTTATGTGTATGATTGAATTAATCAAGTCTAACGGCTTAATCACACAAAGGGAAATCGACAATCAAATACAAACCAAGCGTATGAAACTAATGAGATGGAGTAAACTAATTGACTAAGACAAATGGATGTTGTGTTCCCAAAGGTTGGGGTGAGGAAATCATAATAGAGAATAACGAATTGTATTGTGGTAAGGTATTGGTGTTTAACCAACATTGTAAGTTTAGTATGCACTACCACATGGATAAGGATGAGTCTTGGTATGTTGAGAAAGGTACTTTTATCTATCGTTACATCAATACTCAAACGGCTGACCTTATCGAAACCAAATTAACTAAAGGTATGAGTGTTCGACAATTACCCGGCCAACCACATCAATTAGAATGTATATCCGATGGTGGTAGGATATTTGAGGTATCGACTCACCACAAGGATAGTGATTCTTATCGTGTGAGTAAGGGAGATTCCCAATCGTGAACCTCGCACGCGTATTAGACCGAAGGTCTTTTTATGCGTATCTTTTTCTTACGTCTTTTTTACTTGACTTTTTAATAATTTATTTGTAAGATCAACACAATACAAAAAGGAACAATATGACTTATCGAGAATACAAACCAACTTGGTTGGAACAAAAGATATTCGTGGACACATATGGTAGGGATTACAATCTATCCGATGTACCCATGACCTATATGACACGAGAACAGGCTTATGATAAACGAGGCCTAAGTGATGAAGAAATAGATGTGATTTACGAGAAGTGGATTTCAGAACAGGAAGAAAATGAGTAAGGAATACGATCCACTTGAATGGTATAAAGACCAAATATGTCAAATGAGTTGGGATGAAATACTTGAACTGATGAGTGAGAGAATCAAGAATGGTTCTTGGGATAAGTTCGTTGAGAGTTTAGGTGCACCACCTCATGTTATTAAACACGATTATGAAATGGAAAGAACAAAATGAGTATAGGATATGCATGTATTAATATGGAACTATCGTACCCACAAAAGTATGGTGGTAAGGAACGAGGAGTTCAGCCCATAACAACCAATCGAACAATGATTCGTAGAACCTTTGATGAGAAAGGTTTTGATTATGCCTCAGAACTAACATTACAAAACGCTAAGGATTTGAATCAGATTGTACAATGGAATGTACTGAATGGTTTTGATTTCTTTAGAATCAGTAGTGGTATGGCTCCGTGGAAGTCTGAATACGAATGGGAAGATTTGAAAGACTTGGATGAGATTAAAGCTTACTTTCGTTCTGTTGGTTGGGTGGCTAAAACACACAATGTTAGATTGACCTCACATCCTGGCCCGTTCAATGTATTGGTATCACCAAAGGAAGAAGTTGTTGATAATTGTATCAAGGACTTAACCATACACGGAGATGAGTTTGATATGATAGGTTTATCTCGTACACCATACAACAAGATTAACATTCACTTGGGTGGAGCTTACGGAGATAAAGAAGCCAGTATGAAACGATTCGTTAAGAACTTTCCAAGACTACCCGAAAGTGTTAGTAGTAGATTGACATTGGAGAACGATGATAAAGCTTCTATGTATAGTGTAAAAGATTTATACTATGGTATTTACAAGAAAGTCGGCGTTCCTATTGTGTTTGATTATCACCACCATCAATTCTGTACGGGTGGTATGTCTGAACAAGAAGCTCTTGAGATGGCACTATCCACTTGGGGAGATATCAAACCTGTTACCCATTATTCCGAGAGTCGTAGTAAGGAACAATTGGACGAGAAGATTAGACCACAGGCACATTCTGATTATGTCTATGATAAGATAGAAATGTATGGTAATGATTTTGACATTATGATTGAGGCTAAGAAGAAAGAACTTGCTGTTAGAAAGTACGCAGAGATACATATGGTAGACCAATATTCAGGATTACCAGCTGTAGATTCTTACAAACAAAAACAACCTGATCCAAGAATCTTTATATGAGAAAAAGAGTACTTAGAACAGAAGAACAAATAGAGTATATTGTTATCGGTATATTTGTTGGTGTAATGTTTGGGTTCTTAGTGGGTATGGTATTTGCTGATTTATATAGGTAAAAAAGACTTGACTTGTATATGTTTTTATTCGTAAGATCAGTATATGAATAATTGTAAAATATGTGATAAACAAATAGATGACCATAGATACCATTTAGGTTATACCGAATGTGTAGATTGTAGTGATGAGGAAAAGTATTCAGCTCACCAAGTATATCCACACAAGACTGGTGGTTATGTTCAACCGATTAAGAAATCTCAATCTGATAATCTCAAACGATTAGATAGACGAAGTGTTGGTGGTAGTGGTAAACCAGCCAAGGGTATTATGAAAGATAACTCTTGGGATAGGTGGTTGAAACAATACCAAGAAAAGATTGATAATCCCAAACCAACTCGTAAGGTTGTGTGGAAAACACCAAAGGTTATATATCTTAGTATGAGTAAAGCAGAGAGTATGATACGAGAATATTATGATAATTGGGGATATCAACCAACTTTAGATTATTGTAAGGAGTTGTATTTAGATGACAAGATATCTATGGTTATGAAGAATCAATTAACTAATATGATTACCGACCAGCAGATGTTACCAAAAAGATTAAGAAAATGGGTTCAGAAAATAACATAGCAAGAAAGATGGTAGGGGAGAAGTTACTAAAACTTCGAGCTTGTATCGAAGATTGAGCTACTATAAATGGTTATGAGAATATAGGTAATTGGTCTGAACGAAAGAATACTGATGGTGAAGTTGTGTGGAGAAAAAGTCATTGGGAATGGGTAGATGATATGTATGGTGTTATAATTAATGGTTATGAATTCTCTTGGGATAAAGACCATTATAAAGAATTAAATAGGTTATGGAAAAAATACCAAATGGATATTACTATCGTTAAACCAGATAACGCTAACTTTGATGCTGATTGGGAACAACTACAACAAATGGAATGGAAAGATGACTAAAACAAAATATAATGTAGGTGGAGTTATCGTGGAGACCGATGGTAGCTATGAGAACAAGTTTAGGGTTCTTAGAATGGCTATGGATAATTGGTCAAAGAAGAATGCTGGTATATCCATTGATTCACCAAAAGGTAGACAATATAGTACTGATTGGGATAGATATTTAAAACTAAATGAGTTGTTTAAATTTCACAAGCCTGATTTTATTAAGAAGAAACATATGATAGAAGTAAACGGACTATACAGAAGATACAATGGATAAAGGATTATTACAAGAACGACTTGAGTTGTTGTTAACATTAGTTGAGGAAACTCAACCCGATATGTTGGATGATAACTATTTATTTCAACCACATCATTGGCAGGTACAGAATTGGATTGAGCAGCTTGAAGAAGGTACAGACCTATATAAAACATCAGAGATAATGAAAGATGCAAATGCTATGTGGTCGTTCCGTAATAGATTTAAGAATGGTGAATTGGATGTAAACAAATGGCCTCAAGTTGAGGTAGAGGAAACCATTAAAGGTTTTTTAATAAAGAATCAGAAGATAAACGCTATCAAGTATTATAGAAAACACAAGATAGAAGATATGAAAGAGGAATGTGGGTTGAGAGAAGCCAAAGAGTATATTGATTCGTTACACGAACAATATCAAAGATTAGGAATTTTATAAATATGGGGCTGTAGTTCAGTTGGGAGAACGCCTCACTTGCACTGAGGAGGTCGCAGGTTCGAGTCCTGTCAGCTCCACCATATTAAAGGGAGAACAAAATGAAGAAAAGAATAGGAATAGATATAGATGGAGTCTTACGAGATTTCTCATCTGATTTGTACAAGGTAATTAAGGAACACTATCCTGATTATATAAAACCCGGTTCAGAGAATGTATATTCGGTAGAGGAGATACGAAAGGAAATGACCGATTGGGATTTAGAGGATAACTTTAATACATCAATAGATGAGATAAAAAGAATCTATCGTGATGAACATGCCGAAACTATCTTGGGTAATGGAACACCATTTGTGGATAATGTAAACTATCTTAGGGAACAGATTAAGAAAGACGAACACACATTTATCGCCGTAACCTCACAACATCCAACTTGTTGTCATCATACTTTATCTTGGTTAGGTAAACATGAGTTAGGATTTAGTAGTGTGGTGTTTAAGAAAGGTAGAAGAAAATGGGAAGTGGAGATAGATTATCTCGTTGATGATTCACCTAACAATTATAACGCATGGGTTTATGGTCGTCAGATGGATGATGGTTATATTCTTATGAATCAGCCTTGGAATCAAAAAACAAAGGCAACCAGTAGAGTAAATAATATCAAAGAAGCGATGGAGTTAATAAATGAGTAAAATAGAAGAACACGCAGGTATTCAAATACCAATATACTATTATGAAGATGACAATGGTAATAAGGTATATGACTTTGAAGAAATGGTAAATGAGTTTGAACAGAAACTATCAGAGTTAGATGAAACTGCTGTAGTGATGTGTTCAGTAGAAACAAAGAACGAAGAATACAAAAGACAATACAAACCTTGGCCAGGTTTAGATGAAGTGAACGAAGTGAAACATTTCGCGGATGGGTTTCATGAAGGTCGTTGGGAAGATGACATCTAAAAAATGGTTTCATATTAAAGCAAGAGATATGGGAATATTTAAACCAGATGGTAAGGTTATTAAATTTTGGTTATGGGGTGATTCAGAAGATCACATCCGTAAGATATTATCAAAAAAGGATTGTAAGGATATTGAATGGATAGTACAGGAGAAACCATCTTTCGATGATTAGACCACTACTACAAGAAATTTACCAAGACAATCCTTGGAAGATGTTAGTATGTTGTATACTACTCAATTTAACAAAACGACAACAAGTAGATGGTATCCGTGATGAGTTATTTAAGTTATATCCAACACCCAAAAAAATGAAGAATGCAAATATAGATAGATTATCCAAGTTACTACAACCATTGGGATTGTATAACAGACGGGCACAATCACTTAAAAGATTTAGTGAGGATTGGATTAAAGGTTTTAAATCCGTTGATGAGTTATATGGTATAGGACAATATGCAAAAGATTCTTGGAATATATTTCAACTTGGTAATCCGACTAATATTTCAAACGATAAGGTTTTATCACAATACTTAGAGGAAACATTTGAAAACACCAATTAGATATGCTGGTGGTAAGAGTAAAGCTTACAATACAATAACAGAACACTTACCATTTTTTCCAAAACCAAAAAGAATTATTAGCCCCTTTATAGGTGGTGGTAGCTTGGAAGTTCGCTGGGCATCTGAACGAAACATACCTGTATTGGGGTTTGATGTCTTTTGGTGTTTGACTAATTACTGGCAACATCAATTACACAGACCAAAAGAAATGTATGAGAGGTTACATAGTTTACCTTGCAGTAAAGAAACATATAAAACAATTAAAGAAGAATTACAATCTTGGACAAAGGTTCAAGAGTTATTCAAGGATTGGCCAACAGACCATTACAAAAGAAAACCAGTATGGATTGATAACTTAGATGGTGCAGCCTATTACTTTTATAATCACAATTTATCATTTGGGCCCGCGTTCTTAGGTTGGTTTAGTTCTGTATATGAACACGAGTACAAGAAATATAATAGAATGATTCATAGAGTTAGAGATTTTAAGTGTCCTAATTTAGAAGTAGAGAATAAATCATTTGAAGAAGTAATACCAAACTTTCCCAATGATTTGATTTATTTAGATCCACCATACTATATGGAAAAGGATTCTGATAATAAGATGTTCAAAGGATTGTATCCCAATAATAACTGGCCAGTTCACCATAATGATTTTGACCACGAGTTACTAAGAGATTTATTACATAACCATAAGGGTTCGTTTATACTCTCGTATAATAATTGTGAAACCATACGAGAATATTATAAAGATTTTAAACAAGTTTTTCCTGATTGGAAGTATAGTTATGGACAAGGGGAAACTCGAATCGGTAAGAATAGAACCGATGGTAAGATTACCAAAGAATCTCACGAGATACTAATTATAAAGGAATAGTTATGAATCGTTATACACCAACAATGGTTTGGTTACTATTGTGTTTGATAGTTGTATTAATTAATATTAGATGTACTAATTCACCGAGTGGAGCGTTTGAACACAACACCACAAGTTATTTTATCGATGGTAAATTTCATGATTCCATACCCGATAGTGTAATTAGAAAAATGTATGGTTTTATAGTTACCGAACAAGATGGTAGTCAACACTCATACAGAGTATTCAAGGAGATTGGACATTATGAAAGAGATAATTTATATTGTACTGCTCATAAAAAATGGGAAGTAGTAAGTGCATTCTGGCAATCAGAAAAACAAACATTTCAATATATGGTTAGAACACATAGGAGAAATTGATGAGTAAGTCGTGGGAAGATAAACCATTTCATGATGAATTATTATATGTGGTGGATGGTGAATTATTAAATCACATATTAAAGATAATGAAGGTATTTAAAATGTCACCAGAGATAACATCGGTATTACCTGAATATCGTCAGGTTTTAAATTATATGATAAAAAGTATTATACAATGTTCTAATTATCCAACGGGCGAATCAACATTCGATGTGGATATGGACGAAATAGAATTAGAAAATTGGTTATGGGAAATGGGAATCAGATTACCAAATCCCGAAGATCCAAACAATCAGTATCCAAAGGAGGATCAATAATGAGTTGGGTTAGAGAAATGAGAAAAGGATTAGACCGAATGTGGGATGGTTTAGTCAAAGATAAATTAAGACAAGAAGGAACACTAACAGATATGGCACCTAAGTGGTGGTCTGTTTTGATTTGGATAGTAGTATTCTTATTAATGTGTGGTAGTCCATTACAAGGACAACGAGTGGTAAAACCTGAATTAGTTCCATATCAGATAGTTCCTATTGACTTACAACCAGGTGATTGTAATTTAGAGGTTGGTATTAGATTGGTACATCCGTACAATGTTGAGAATATGCAAGAACCACAGCAACAAGAAACATTAGAAATAATCTATTCAAGAATAGGATTTGAAATAGTTAATCCACAGATGTCAGCGGGAATGTTTGAGATAGATGGTAAGTTATATCATTTGATTAGAATACCACACACATCAGCATCAACCGAGTGGGATTGGGATTATTAATGTTTAACTTTATATCCGATAAAATAGATATGTTGAAAAAATTTATTTTCCTATATCAATATAAAAGACACATAAAAAAGAGAATAGAAAAAAATAACTTTGGTAGAAATGAGGAGTGGTAAATGATACTAAAAATAAAGACACTAAATAATCACGGACATTATAATAAAGAGGTTGAGAAACCTGAGGGTGATTCGGGTATAGATTTGTTCTTTCCTAATAATGTTAGAGTTCCAAGAAAACAATCTCTATTGGTTGATTTTGAAATACAATGTGAAATGGTAGTAAAGTTACCAATTGTTCCTGAAATGGTTCACAATACATCATTTCAGTTAGTTCCACGAAGTAGTATTTTTAGGACACCACTTAGACAATCCAATAGTATCGGTATTATAGATGCTGGATATCGTGGACACATCATGGTTCCTGTTGATAATATTTCTGATGAGGATTATATCATAAAGTCGGGTGAAAGATTATTTCAAATTATTCACCCATCATTAGAACCGATTAAGGTTGAGTTGGTAGATGATGTATCCAATTCAGAAAGAGGTAGTGGTGGATTTGGAAGTACAGGTAAATAATGGGAAGGCCTCTAAGTGGTTGGACTAAACGACATAAGAAAACATTTGGAACGAGAAAGAAAAAATGGGATGGTAATTTCAGACAACCACCTAAACCAAAATACTATTGGACTATAAAGAAAGGTAGATGTCGTTGGTGCGGTGAGGATATATTTAAAGGTAAGAATGATTACATCGGAGAAGAATTAAATAAACGAAAGTCGTGGCACGGAGATTGTGCTACAGAGTATATGATTGTATATCATTCACGAGAGGCAAGACGGCATGTATGGTTACGAGATAGAGGAAAGTGTAATGGTTGTGGTAAACAATGTACAAGACGAGGTTGGGATTTAGACCATGTTAGACCATTGTTGGAACAAAAAGGATTAAAGGAAGATGAGTTAGATTGGACATATTATGGTTTGGATAATATGCAAACGTTATGTCGTCCTTGTCATAGAGAGAAAACAAATATAGATATAAAGAAAAGGAAATAAAATGGAACCAGTAAATTTAACATGGTTTTACTTTCATTGTGTTTTAGCACTTATAATAATAGTCAAAGACCACAATGGAACATTAGAAGAATCATTAGATAATTTTGAAAAGAAGGTAGGGTTATATACATATGTGGATACATCAGAAGAAGAAGTTGATGTACCATATTATATACCACCAAGAAGTGAAGTAGATTCAACTTGGATATTACCAGATTCACTAAGGAGAAATTAATGAAAGAGATACAAAAGAATAGTCGAGAGATCATTCGTATATCAGAATCAGAATATCAAGGTAATAAATTTATCGATTGTCGTATATTCTATGATGACAACGGAGAATGGCGACCAACCAAGAAAGGTATATCATTTAGTCATAAGATAGCTAAAGAAGTAGTAGAAGGAATCTTACAGACTATGGAAGAATCTGATTGGAATGAGTTTAAAACTAATTAACATATATTTATTATTATGGACGCAAGAGAACAATTAGAACAGATGAGTAGTAGTGATATTCAATCATATAATATGAATGAGTATGACGATGTAAAACTTACAGAAAAGGCCGCTGAACACTTACTGAGCATAGACCATCCCGTAATAGAGATGAGTGCCAAAGGTGGTGGATGTAGTGGTATGACTTATGAGATGAAACCACTACCAAGTAGTTTTATAAAAAGTAAAACTGATAAGGTATTTGAAAGTTATGGAGTAAAGGTTATAGTACCATTTTCAAGTTATGTTTATATGACAGGATTAGTAATTGATTATAAGGATGATTTATTAAATGGTGGTTTTAAGTTTGACAATCCACAGGCAGAACGCTCGTGTGGATGTGGAACATCTTTTTCCGTATAAGGAGTAACAATGTCACAAAAAGGTAAACAAGGAATCAATCCTTGGCTGGGAAAGACGATACCCAAAGATAGGATAGTTCGTGCTATAGAAGAAAGTGAAAGCATGGCCAAGGCGGCTCAATCACTCCACACATCCTACAACACATTTAAAAAGTATGCAAAAAAATATGATGTATGGAAACCATTACCAAGTAATGCTGGAATAAGTAGGGCCCGTAAGGTTACTTGGAGTGGAAATAAACCTTTGGATGTAGAGATAAGTTTTCAGAAAGAATTGATTAAGGAATTTATACTTCCACAAAGATGTAGTTGTTGTGGTGAATCAAGACAAAGAAAAACAGATTTACTCACACCATTAATTGTACATTTTATTAATGGAGATACACACGATAGAAATCCATCCAATTTAAGATTTTTTTGTTATAATTGTTATTTCTTAGAGAATCCTAACAAACACAGAACCATCAATAAAGATATCGGTAGAACATTTGAAGAACAACAAGAGATATCAGAAGATGGTATAACTGGTGATGATTTGGCTAAAGAGTTAGGTGAATCGTTAGCAGATTTATTTGGTAAAAACTGATGAGTAAGTTATGGGCGGCACTTATAATATCTTTCTTCGGACATATCCTTGCGTGGTTTCATATGCAAGGTCAATTTAAATATGAATGGGCAAAAAGTATATGGTGGGTTATATTAGGTGGAGTACCAATTAGTATTGCATTCTATTATGGTACAAGGTGGTATTATGAATACTTTCAAAATTATTGGTATGTTAGACCGATTGGATTTGGTATGGCAACTTTAGTATTCACTATAATGACTTGGTTAATGTTACATGAAGTTCCCGATACGAGAACCATAATAACTATGTTTCTTTCCGTTATTATTATTGTAATTCAATTATCACACCTTTTTGTTAAATAATAAGATATATATTTAATATGAAGAATTCAAAAGAATATGGTATAATGAAAAGAACTGCCGATGGGGAATTGGTAGTCAGAGATCATTTTCCTGAAGATGTTAAGGTAGCAGTTACTGCATTCTTAGCGGCAGGTAAGATGATGGTAGATGAAGGACTTGATTATTTACCAAGTGATTATTTGGTTAATTTATTAGAAACTCTATCTAAGTATCCAGAGTACAACAATTTAACTATGGACTTGTATAGGGCATACGACAAGGAGATTTAAATGGCCGTAAAAGAAGTTAAAACATTAGTATTGAAACGAGTTCCACCTGGTGACCAATGGGCAGATATCGAAGATTCTACAGCAGGAGTATTCCCAAGTTTAACAGATGGATTAGAACATTCGTTTCAGAAATCAGGTGGTAAGAACACAGAGTTCCATTTGAGTGCGTTTAAAGGTGAGATATATGCTGTTCATAAAGAAGAAGAACCAGATGCACCACCACCACCAAAACCAAGATATTCCATGTATGGCGAAGAAGCCGATGTACAACCAAGTATGTGGAAGAAAGGAGAATAAATGAATAAAAATATAGGATTTATATTATCAGTTATATTTGGTGTTGTATGTTTCAGTGCTGGAACATATTACAGTTGGATTAAAATAGAAGATAGGTATGTAGAATATACTAAGAAGTGGGATAAGATAAACTCGGATGTTGAACAATTTGTAGAAGTTTCAAACCCAAAGACGATTCAATTTTATGTCGCAGAACTAAGAAAGATTCTTGATGACATGACAAGGTTGAGTAAGATAATTGAGAAGGGACAAGAGATTGATGAAGCTATCGATAAAATACTTGAAGGTATAGTACAACTTGAAAGTCAATGGGATATTACACTTAGTAATGATATTAAGATGAAAGAAACTATTGAGGTTGTAAATGACCACATTAAGGATGTTGATATTCGTGCTAAATCTCAGATACAAAATGTTATTGATAATGAAATCAAAGATATCGATACAAGAATAGATAAACAATTCGAACAGATTAGTAAAGACTTAAAGGAAATAAAAGATATTATTAATCAAATTGAAAATTCTAAAGTTGGTAAAAAAATATTTAAATGAAAGATGATGTAATATATAATAAACACGATAATCAGGTTATGGTAAAAACTGATGGTGATTTAATTTATATCATATGTCATAGAGAAGAACAACAAGATAATGTGGTCAAGAGAATGACTACTGATAATTGTCTTTTAGAATCTTACGAAGAATGGGATGAGGATGATGATAAGAAATGGATACTAACATTCAGAGTATTAGACAACTATGAAGTTACACCAAATTTAAATTAGGAGATTAGAATGAAAATAACAATTGAATATTGTATGCAATGAAACTACGAACCAAGAGCTCTCAGTTTGAGAGATGATTTAATGGATGAGTTTCTTACTGATTTTGATTCGTTTGAAATAAACTTAGTCGAATCAAGTGATGGTGTATTTGAAGTAATGGTTAATGATCATCTACAAGTATTTTCAAAGAAACAATTAAATAGATTTCCTAATAGTTCATATGAGATTATAAAGACTATTAAAGATGCTATAGATGAGAGGAGATTAGGTTAGTCGGTTTCCCCTATATACTAACTGTCTCCCAAAGGGTAATTATACCATATATAAGTAGATAAAAGCACAAAAAAAGACTTGACTTTTATTATTTTTTTTCGTAAGATCAAGTGAATAAAAAATAGGTTATTATGAAAAACAAAAAATGGATACTTCCATTATTATTTGTATCGAGTTTACTCGGACAGATAGATATTAAACCAATGAAAGGTTATGGTGTTAAAGGTGGTGTTGGTGGTTATAGTGTTAGGGTAAGTCCTACGAGACAAACTCTAATTAAATTAGAAGGTACGATACCCGAAAAGAAAGGTTATCATAGAGTTACTTGGAAAACCAAAAAAACTTTTTATTGGAGTAATGGAATAGCAACAGATGTGTATCCTGCTGTTAATCCAGCAAGTTACTCTAAAAATGGTAAAGTCTATACTATGGTAGGATTGATGCCGGAAATGATTGGTAAGACAATCAAGATTGTTGCTACATACGGAAAGGATTCCGACACAATCACATTAAAAATTAAAGAACGATAAATGTCAAGACGAGAGAAAAAAAATAAAACAAATATCGTAGGTAAGAAAAAAGTTCCCTATGATGTGATTATTCTCAAGGGTGGAGTAGAACATAAATATTGTAGGGTATGTACAAAACTTCTATTACTTACTGATTTCCACAAACATAAACAAGTTAAGAATTCTTGGAAAAGTGGTCATCAATTTGAATGTAAGAGTTGTAAGAATACAAAAATAAATCCGTTATTAAATCCATTAAGAACATCAGACCAGATGAGAGAATCTTCCGAAGGTTCAAGGTTAAGAGGAATTGTTATTCCAAAGGGTAAGATGGATAGTAATGTTATTTTTGAAAAGTTTGAAAATAAATGTTTTAATTGTGATAAACATTTAAACATAAAGAAAAAAGGAACATACGAAATAGACCACACATTACCACATTCATTATGGTGGGGATATTCAACAGAAGATGCTACCTTGTTGTGTTATCATTGTAATCAAGAAAAAACAAATAAGTGGCCAAGTGAATACTATACAGAAGAACAACTGAAAAGATTAAGTGAATTAACAGGTTGGGATTTTGATTTACTAAGTGGGAAACCAACAATGTGTAAAGAGAATGTCGATAGATTTCTTAACAACCGAGATGACTTTGAAACGACTTGGGTAAAGAGAAGTAGTGGTAAAAAGTTTTTAATAAAAGAAACAAAGAAACTTAAAAGTTTCGGATTTATTTAATAGCAAAATAAGTGTGTTGTTTTTAAAAAATAGATATACTTATATACAACATTGATTAACTAATGGAAATCGTTCAGAGTGAATGGTTTTGAAAAATGAATTTCATCCTAATAGAAAATCAATACTTAACGAATTAGATTAATAAAATTTGATTCAAAAAGGAGAAGTCATATGGCTGAACAAGCACAGCATCGCTTTGATCTAAGTGGTGATATATTAAAACAAATAGAAAAAGATAAAGAATATATTTATGATTCTACACCTAGCGTAGCAATCATTAATGTATTGGGTTGTCTTGGTTATACTTTAGAAGAATCTTCAAGTGATATAGTTGATAATTCAGAAGATGCCGAATCAGATAATGTATGGGTAAAAGTAGGAACGATTAATGGTTCTCAGTATATTGATATTGCAGACGATGGGTATGGGATGAACGCACAAACTCTATGTTCTTCTATGGTAATGGCTGGTACACCAGAGTTGGGTAAAAAAGATACTGGTAGTTTAGGTAAGTTCCATATGGGTTTAAATACATCAGTATTATCTCGTGGAGGATACGCAGAAATATATTCAAAGGAAGTCGGTGGTCGTCTATTGAAAACAATCTTTTCAAAAGATGAAATACTTAAAACTGGTAGTTTTGAAATGAGAGTTATAAGCCCAACACAAGATGAAATAGATTATTTTAATGAATCAACTAAATCTTCTGAAAGTGGAACATTAGTAAGGATTATTGGAAAGGAAGTTTTGAACTCAGCCCCAAAGGTGGCTAAGGCTAAGTTAGTAAAGGCCTTTAGTAGAAAGTTCCGTAGATATTTAATGGCTGGTAAAAATATGTATGTTAATAATATTAAAGTACCACCACACGATCCGATGTATTATTCTATCCCACTTGAATATCAAGGTAAAAAGCACCAATCAGAAATAATTGGAACGCTTGAATTTAATAACATAGAGTATACTGATAAGGATGGTAATCTAAAAAAAGATGGTCGTATAGTTTACACTGCGTACTCCGTATACAATCCCGGTGATAAGTCATTTGCTAGAAGTGAAAAACTAAATGTTACCAATCAAGGTATTTATGTAATGAGAAACGATAGAGAGATTATGGCAGGAACATTTTTAGATTTACCAAAGGTAACAAAAAATCCTGGTTATAATTACTTTCGAGCCGAACTTGAATTTGGTGAAGAACTCGATGAATTATTTCAACTCAATATACAAAAAACCAATATCATTATAGATCAAGGAATAAAAGACAAGCTTGTTAAACAAGTTAAGTCAGATATTAAATTTGTTGATGGTTTAGCTGTAAAGGCAAAAGAATCTAAAATTCAAAAGAATCCTAAAGACATTGAAAAGCTTCATAAATCTTTACAAGACCATGTGAATAGAAAAGGTAAGTTATTACCAAGAAATAAAAGAAAGAAAACTACTACAACAACAAAAAGACCAATTCCTGATCCTAATAGAATAATTAAAAAACGGAAACAAAAGACATATAAACATTTTGTTATCACAACTGATGATACAATGGGAAGTAGAGATGCCGCCCATATTGGTAGATTAATTGACGATAGTAAGGATTTGATTGAACTAACATTCAATACTAACCACAAACAATGGCAACATCTATTATTACTCGATGAAGCATCTAAAAACTATTATTACCTTGAATTATATGCCTTGTACAAAGTAAGATTTGATTACTTGGTAGATGAGCATGGTGAAATAGATTATGATTTAATTGGTATGATGGACAATGTAATGGGAATGACGACAGACACATTGTTAGATGGAACTAAAAAACCAAATCTAGCAGCTTAAATTTAGCAAAATAAATGTGATGTTTTACTAAAGTAGATGATATATATTACATATGAAAGTATTCGATGCTCAAATGAGGTCGATATCATAAACGAATATCAAGGTTCAAACGAAGTTGATATTCACCAAGTTGACTAACAAGTAACAAAGGAGAACAATAATGACTAAAGTTCTATTTAAGCACAATCTTCCCTTTTTCGATAGGGATGACTTTTTAACACCATTCGATAAAATGTTTGACAATCTCGTGGAAACACAATTTCCAGAAGTTGTAAAACAAGTTGGAGTGAAACCATATCAAGGTTCAGCTTATCCAAAGGTTAATGTATATGAATACGATGACAAGATTGGAATAGTAGCCGAGATACCTGGTTTGAATAAGAAACAACTTCAAGTAGATGTTGAAGAAGGTATATTAACTATCTCAGGTGATAAACATAACACCTTTGAAGATGATGGAGCAAAAGTACTCCGTAAAGAGTTAAAACAATCTTCATTCAAGAGGTCTTTCGAATTAGGTGAACAATTAGATGGAGATGATATCTCAGCTAATTTTAAAGATGGAGTTTTATCGGTAACTATTCCCAAGAAGGAACCAGTAATACCGAAGAAACATTCTGTAAAAATCTCGTAAATAAATAATTAAAAGGGTTCTACCGTATTTTTAGTTTCCACTATATCAAAACTTAAAAAGACAACCGAACCCTTTTTTTTATGCAATGAGTAAATTCAACCGATTAATTAGATTAAATAATATTGTATACGAGTGCTTAGGTGTTATGTCAGTAGAAAGTTCCTTAGAAAAGGGTACAGACTATTGGAAAAAGTGTTGGGGTGCTGATTATGTACTGAGAAATGGTAATGATTATTATTATTGTAGACTTGTAATTGATGCGGAATTTGAAGATATTTAAAAAAATACCTATTTATATGTATGTAGGAGATATAGTATATGTCAGATAAAAGATATTTTGAGGATTTAATCCGTAAAATGAAAGAGTTACGAGTTAGTGGTAGTGGAGAAATTATCGTAAATGATGATGACTCTATAAAATTTGTAGATACACAGGTACCATTTACACATAACGATTTCGCTAAATTAAGTAGTGAACAAAAAGAGGCGTTATTTATCTGGTTAAATAAGGATAATATACCACAAGCATAGTGAATGAGAAATTATTAAAATTACAACATAAAAAATTAGAACAACAAGTACTTTATTTACGAACAGAACTCGAAGAAACGCAGTGGATATTTCAAGATTGTTTAAAAGATTTTGATATTGAATTTAGAAAGTATTTTAAAGAACCTAATAAAAAACAAAAAGGTGAAGTAAATAGTAATTCCCCTACATACGACATCCCAGCAACAGATGTTAATTCGGTTTTTAAAAAGATAGCTAAACATACCCATCCAGACAAACTCGGAAACCAAAACTTATCAGAACAGGAATATGATGCCAAAGTTGATATGTATAAAGAGGCACAACAATCTGTTAAGAATAGAGATTGGTCTAAGGTGGTAGAAATAGCAAGGGAATTGGGAATAGATATTTCAGATATCACAGGTGATGATAGTGATTATCTAAAAGAGAGTGTTGAGAAATTACAACAAAAAATAAAAGAATTAAAGATGACTTACGCATGGAAGTGGAGTCATACAAAAGATAATGAGAGAGAAGTCATGAAAGGGATGATTTTACAATCTCTCGGTTTAAGTCAAATAAAGGAGAAATAAAATGACTACATCAAAAGAGATACACGCAAAAATAAAAGAACTTTTTGAGGAATTTGATACGAATCATGAGGTACATGCTGAAAAAGGTAACAAAGCAGCTGGTGGTAGAGCAAGAAAAGCTATCGGTGAGGTAAAGAAATTGGTTACTTTATATAGACAAGCTTCAGTATCAGAATCAAAGAAATAAGAGTATATATAATATTTATAGAGGTATAATATGTTACGAAAGGACACGATAGAAGATAAGCTCGGCCAACTACAATTAACCATTGATAGGTTGAGGTCAAGTTTGGTAGTACCACAAGATCCAGGTGATATTGGTACACCGATACAGACCGTAGTTAGAGTATTAGAGCAGGTTCAAAATCAGATTGACCAAATAGTTAATCTGATAGAGTTAGAAGATTAATTAATAACTAACGGAGATAAAGTGTGGAAACAAAGAATAGTAGGTTTTTTCCATATTTAGTTGGATTATCCGCACTACTTGTTGCGGGAAGTGCAGCTTTTTATTCAGTATTCGGTTTAAGTAAGTTATTTAGTGGAGCTACAATGGCAGTTATTATAATGGCTGGTTCATTGGAGTTTGCTAAATTAGTTAGTGCATCATTCCTATATAGGTATTGGGATGAGATAAATCGATTTATGAAAACTTATTTAATTATAGGAGTGGTAACTCTTGTGATGATAACGAGTGCCGGTATCTTTGGATTCTTATCCAATGCCTATCAAGGTGCTACGGTTTCATTCGAAAAAGAATCTACCGCCCTATTATATAAGGAAGATAGGTTAGACCAATTATCAGACGATAAGAAATTCTTAAAGGAAGAATTAGAGGCTGCTGTTGCAGAACTACCCGATAACTATCGTACTGCCAAAAGAAAACTCAGAGAAGAATATCAACCAAAAATAAATGATATCAATATTACTATGATGACACTTAAACAAGAGATTGGTGATTTAAAGATAGCACTTGTTGAAACGGGTGTTGATGTAGGACCTGCAATTTATCTCGCACGAGTATTCGACACGGATGTTGATTCAATCGTTAAGTATTTTATCTTTATGTTAATTGCTGTTTTCGATCCTCTTGCTGTAGTTTTAGTTATAAGTTATAACCTAACGCTACAGGTTAGGATAAGAGATGACGAGAATCAGGGCCCTGTGTCTGGGAAAAACGGAAAAACGGAAAAACAGAAAAAGAAACCAAAACGACTTGGACTATATAAAGAAGGTAAGAGTGTAATTGAGAAAGTTGTCAAGGAAACTTTTAAACCTGATAGTAAAATAGAAAAAAAGCATAAAGAGGTTATAGAAGAAGAACCAAGAGGTGGAATATTTGTACCTGAAAAAACGGTAAATACATCTGATATAGGTAAAGGTGGTATAGTAAATTCCGAATATGTACCAAAGAATAAAATATAAGTGAATTATAGCAATAAAGTTATGTATTCCAAAGGTTATTTAAATACTTATCAATGGAGATTTTCTTCATTAAACATTTCACATACAATAAAACCAGCGGACAGGCAGCTGACACACCTGTGAAAAAATGTGTCTTAACCAAAAAGAGGAGAACGTTAATGAATATACGTAATCTAACAATATCATTATTGATGACAACAGGATTGTTTGCACAAACTATCGTTGGGGTTGTTAATGGTGGTAGTGAACCATTGGTTGGAGCAAATGTTGCTGTTGTAGGAACTGATAAAGGTGGTGTAACAGATGAATCTGGTAAATACACTATCGATGTCGGAGCTGAAGGCACATACACATTAACTGCTTCATTCATTGGATATTCACCTTTAACATTGGATGTTAAGGTGGGTGATATAGTTGGAACACTCAACTTCGATTTAGAAGAAGATGTTTTAGCTATGACAGCACTTGAGGTCTTGGCTTCAAGAGCTGATGAAAAGACACCTGTCGCATACACTAATGTGGTAAAAGAAGAATTGGAATTTCGTCTTGGTAGTCAAGATGTTCCAATGGCTTTGAATACTACACCAAGTGTTTATGCAACTCAACAAGGTGGTGGTGCGGGTGATGCTCGTATCAATGTTCGTGGGTTCAACCAACGAAATGTAGCCGTAATGATAAATGGTGTTCCCCAAAATGATATGGAGAACGGATGGGTTTATTGGTCTAATTGGGATGGAGTTGCAGATGCAGCACAATCAATTCAGATGCAAAGAGGTCTATCAGCTGTTAATCTAGCTACACCTTCAATCGGTGGAACTATGAACATTATTACTGATCCTGCTCAACACGAGAAGGGCGGTAAGTTCAAACAAGAAACAGGCGCAGGTGGTTTTCTAAAAACTACTCTTAATTACAATAGTGGTTTGATTGGAGAAAAACTCGCGTTAAGTGGTACAATAGTACGAAAAACAGGTGATGGACTCATCGACAAAACATGGACAGACGCTTGGGCATATTATTTTGGTGCGAGTTATCAAGCTAATAAAGATAACCGATTTGAATTATACGCTATCGGAGCTCCACAACGCCATGGTCAAAATCTATACAAACAGAATATCGGTGCTTATGACGCTGAATTTGCTGCGAGTATAGATGGATATGATGAAACAGCACTTGGAGAAGATGGTTCGTTCAAAGATGTTGGTCGATTCTTTAATCAGAATTGGTCACCTATTAGTTCAGACTATAAAGGAAAGCAATATTGGTATATGTATGGTGATAAAACATCGGACAGATACAATCCTAACTTCCTAAATGAAAGAGAAAACTTCTTTCATAAACCATTGGTTAATCTTAACCATTTCCTAAATATAAATGAAAAACTTCGTCTTTCATCTGTAGCTTATTGGAGTGGTGGATCTGGTGGTGGTACTGGTACTTATGGTAGGATTCCAACTCTCGACGCCGATGGTGTTTTAGGGGGAGAAGATTATAAGTTTTATTATGGTCGTTCTCCTTGGACAAGAGATTGGAATACATTGGTTGCATACAACTCAGGTGACGCAGACACAGTTTATGTTGATAAGAGAGTTCTACCAAGAACTCATGGTGATGGTAATAATCAATCAGTAGGTATTCTTCGTAACTCTATTAATCGTCAAAATACTCTCGGTTTAATCTCCAAATTAAACTACGAAGTTAATGATGATTTAGAGGTTCAAGTTGGTATTGATTGGAGAACTGCTAAAATCGAACACGCTCGTGAAGTTCGTGATTTGATGGGTGGTGATTACTATATGGATTACGCAGATGATAACTACGCAGATGGTAAAAGAGTTGGTTTAGGTGATATCATTGCATACCACAATCATACTACGGTTGATTGGTTAGGTGGATTTGTTCAAGGTAATTATACTTTGGATAATTTAAACCTTTATGGTATGGGTGGTGTATCTAACATCAAGTATACTTATCAAGATCATTTTACGGTTGAGAACGAGTTAATTGAAGCACCATCAATCACAACAATTCAAGCAAAAGGTGGAGCAGTTTACGATATAGATGATAATGTTAGTGTATTTGCTAACGCTGGATATGTCGAAAAACCACCTATTATGGATAATGTGATTTACTTTGATGGTACGGTTGCACCAGATCCTGCTAATGAGAAATTCATTAGTTCAGAAGCTGGTGTTAATTTCAAATCTGATAAATTTGCTGTTAAGGCAAATGTATACAATACAGATTGGAAAGACCGAAACCTTACTAAATCCGTAACCACAGGACAAGGTGATTCAGGTGATACTGATGTTATCTTCCTTAGTGGTATCCATCAAAAACATCAAGGACTTGAGATAGAAGCTTCTTCACAAGTTCATTCAATGTTTAGGATAGACGCGGCACTTAGTTTTGGTAAATGGCAGTTCAATGGAGATGCTAGTGGTAATTATCAAGAAAACGAATATGATGAACAAGGTAATGTAAGTGGTTTGAAAACAACCAAATACAATTACGCACTTGATGGATTATTCGTAGGTGATATGCCTCAAACTTCATATGTCTTGGGTGGAACTCTAACTCCTGTTAAAGGACTTAGTATTCAAGCACTCTACAATATCTATGATGATAATTATAGTGATTGGAGTCCTGATTCTCGTGAGTATGATGTTGACGCAACAGACGATGATGGTAATTCAGTAGATGACGCAGATAGAGAACAAGTATGGATGGCACCTGGATATCAAAAAGTTGATATTCACGCTTCATATAAACTACCAACCGATTGGACTGGTGGATATGATGTGTCGTTGTCAGCACATTTGTTTAACGCTTTAGATGCTGTATTTGTACAAGATGCAGTAGATCACAGCCAATACAATAGTTATGGTGACAAAGTTCACGCAGCACACAACGCTGAAGTATTTCTTGGAACACCAAGATACTTTAACTTAGGATTGTCTGTTAATTTCTAAATAGTATAATTAAAGGGGGGTTTATACTCCCCTTTTTTTGTGCCAAAAATAATTAAAAAAAAGACTTGACTCGTATTGATTTATTTCGTATATTCCAGTATAAGATAAAGGGAATAAATAATGAAAACGGAAATAATAATTGAAATAGATGGTATAGTTAGAACAATGGATTTGGATGAGTATATAGAAATGGTTAGGGGTGGAAATCCACTTCATACAGTTAAAGGAGTTAAGTAATGACAAAAACACACGAGTTTATTTTAGGAAAGTATGATTCTTCAACAAATTATGAAGGACATATATTAGATGTTGAATATGTGGTATCAAGTGTTAGTGATGATATTAAGGTTGTAGATATGTGGAGATATTGGGATAGTAATAATCACAATCATTCAACACCTGATATGGATGAGATGATGAAATTAGATTGGTTGAGTGAAGATTTCAAGGAGAAGATGTTTGAGGAATTAAGACATATTGAATTTGGTGATTTTGATTTGGATAAGTATTGTGAAGAAAATCCTGATTTCGATGAAGCTATGAATGGGATGTATAATTAATGAGTTGTAATAAGTGTAAAAAAGTAAAAGCAGTTATCAAGTACAAAGATGGTAAATATTGTACTTGGTATTGTGCGAAAAAAAAGTGAGAAAAGACTTGACTTGTATTGGTTTTTCATGTTATATTCCAGTATAAGATAATTAAACAAAAGGAAAAGAATGAGAAAAGTACACAGATTTGTTAATAGTAAACCAGTAATAATTACCGAAAAAGGTATTCAATACAAGGTTGTTGATTTGGGTGGACATAAGATGAAGATTAGGATTAAATCAGACGAGGAAGTATCTCGTGATTCTAAACTATTTAAAGAAAGTAAGGAGAGTAAATAGTGATAAAAAGGGATAAAAATAAATTTAAAGAGAGGGTTGATATACTTCTCAAAAACATAGGTAAAGACTATGATTCTTGGACTGGAATAGAACCACTTCGTGAAATGGATGAATCATCTTTAAAGATTAAAAAAGAAAGTTCTGAGAGATTTAAAAAAGGACTTAAACTTTCGCATGGTAGGAAATACATCAAGGTTATGGAGAATAACAGAGTTTGGGGTTTCATCGCAGCTACTGATGGAATACTCAAAGGAATACCTTACAAATTTGGTGATGTATTTAAAGCAGCTTCTTGGAGAGCACCAGCAAAGCATGTTAGAGGTTCTGTATTTTTGGATAGGACAGATTGGTTTCATTGGACAGGACCGATGTACATATAATGAGTATTATTAGAAACCCTCAACCAAGAAAGAGAGAAATAAACCTTAATGGAACTCAAGGAAACGCTTACTTTCTTTTAGGAACAGCAAGAAATTTTGGAAAACAACTTGATTTGGATGTCGATAGTATTATCAAAGATATGGAATCAAGTGATTATGAACACCTTATCAAAGTATTCGATAAACACTTTGGTATGATTGTAGATTTAGTTTACAGGAGATAAAATGAAATATAAAGAAATATTAGATAAACTTTATGAGATAGAATGTCAGTTAGATGACGCTATGAATACTCTACCAGATTATAACTCTAATGTGGATTCACAAGGTTACATAGATGGTGCTAGATGTGATTTATATCATCTAAAGGATAATGTGGAAAGAGCCATATTAAATGAAAAAAGTGAAAAAAAATAAAAAAAACACTTGACTTTCTCATTTATTCTTAGTATATTCATATATGTTAAAAAAGGAAAAAACAATGAACTTAAATGAATGGTTGGAAACAACTGAATTTACAACTAAAGACTTAGCACTATTACCAAGTGTGGGTTGTGTTATCAATACTAAGAATGGAGATACATTCCCAATGATGGAAGATGACTCTATTGGTTTTGATGAACCTATGAATATCATCGAGATGTATAACGATCCATTCAATAGTGAGGAATGGTTTAATTCACTACACACTTGTGATAAACCTGTTGTTAATGAAGTATTAAATAACTTACTTCCAAATGAAGTAAAGGAGATATAATGAGAGATTTATTCGATAAAGAATTTCAACAAGAGATGGATGATTTTTTCCATTACATAGACCACGAGGTTTTGGGAAAACCATTACCAGAACCTGAGGTCGAGGAAGATATGACAGATGAAGAAGCTTCATATTGGGAAATGAAAGCGGAGATACATAATGAATTATAATGAAACTATGTATGGGAAACAATACTTACTTGGAACTGATGTTTACGAAAATGGGAAACATAAGATATTAAATGTTCCGTTGATTGATTTAATGGATAGGAATGGTTTTATACCCGAAGGTAAGTATAATGAGATTTACAATTTATCAGTTGTGTGGTATGAGGTTAATGAAGAAATTTTTGTTGAGAGTATTTATGATACCGATAGTGGTGAAACTTATTGGACAGATAAACCAGCTAATGAGTGGACAGATAATGATGACGAACTTTTAACAGCACTTTTAATGTATGGTAATTTACAAGAAACAATAGGAGAGAATTATGTTTAGGTTTATTCCAATATTATTTTTATTTTTAATTGGTTGTGAAGATACATTGTATTTAGAACCAGTCGATGAATCTACAATTCAAGTTGAAGAGCCAAGGGTTGATGTTTATTATTTTGATAAACAACCTAATCTTAGTTTAGATGATAATGGATTTTACCATTTAGATATTGATACGACCAACTGGCAAACCTTACATAGACTCACGGGTTTTATTTCAGATTCAGCAACATCAGGACCTGTTGTAAATTGTAGGGTGGAGTGGGAATCATCTCATTATTGGACTCTCGGAGATACATTAGGTTTTTGGATTAGACAAGGTTTAACCGATGATTTAGAATGGGTTAGTTATGATACATCTTATGTTATTGGTTTTGATGGACAAGAAGTACCTACAATTAATCCAGCAAGTTATAGCAACTCTGATGGAGAAGTTAATACAATGATAGCACCCGTACAATCTATGATTGGAGATACTATGACTATTTGGTATTCGTGGAGTGGTTGGTACGCTGGTGTGAATAATGATTCAATAAAAATTGTATTAGATTGAAAATAATACTTGACTTTATCACTATTTATTCGTAAGATCAATTATGACAAATAAAGAATTACAAGATTTAATAATAAAAACATTTGATGGGATTATCATTGATGAGTATGACCGAGAGATTCATAAGATTGATGGTAAATCATATGATATCACATTTGACAGAAGTAGAGTTGAATGGAGTTGTAGTTGTCCAGCATTTAAGTTTCGTAGACGACATAAGATTTCTAAGTGTAAACATATAATTGAAATACAGAATAGAAAATTTAAGACATTGGTTGAAGGCCGAGCTGGTGTCCGAGTGGTCTAAGGAGATGGATTGCAAACCCATTATTCGTGAGTTCGAATCTCACCCAGCTCTCAAAAATAATTGAAAAAAAGACTTGACTTTCTCGTTTTTTCTTCGTAAGATCAAGTATTAATTAAATAAAGGGAAATAACAAATGAATATTAAAAATGAAATTAGAAAATTAAGTAGTCTTTCAGAGTTGAATGACTTATCATCATTTATTAGTGAGTGTAAAACTCTGTTAGGTAAATCATCACTTGGTGTTGGTTCTAAGGTTTGGGTGGTTCAAAAAACCAAAAAAACTGAAGGTGTTGTTACCAAAATGAACATCAAGAAAGCTCTTGTTGATATGAGGGGTAGGATTTATAGTGTTCCATTTTCAATGTTGGAATTAGCATAATGGTATTGGAAACAGCAGCTGATGTTGGTAAAGATTTGAGAAAACAAATCGTTCCACTAATGAAATCCAAAGGATTTAATTTAAGGGTAACTACCAGCAAACAAAGTTATTACCACGATGGTAATGTAAATGTTAAGATAACAAAAGTTCCTACTAACTTTCCGGTTTGGATAGATGAGTATTCTAAGTGGAGAGTTACACCTAACGCCGAAAGATTAGTTCTAACTTTAAAAGAAAGAATTAAAAGTATAGTTGACCAACTTGATATAGATGTGTCGGTTGATTTTGATAGAAAAGTACCTTTCATAGAATATGAGGAGAATAAAAATGAAAACTAAATCTTGGTTACTATTAATGAGTCCCGATGAAAGGGGTGGTGGTGAAGAAATTAAAACCATATACCATAATAAATCAAGGGAAGAAATGGTAAAGATGATGACCTTGTTACAAGATCTAAATGAACACTTGGTATTGTCTTTGGTAAGAATTAGTCCTAAATCAACTTATGATGATATAATTAGAATGGATGATTCAGAAATGTTTTTTATGGATTCTAAACGAAATTGGAATAATGGAAAAACATATGAAGAAGTACAAGACGACATACTTGAGGAAAAGGTTATGGAGTCTTTAATAAATGGCGATATGGGAGTCGCATAAATAAAGAGAGAGTAAAATGAAACAAAGTACATTTGAAAAAAATGGTGGTTACTTCATCGGTGGAGTAGCGTATATGGATTGTAAAATCACAGGTGAACCTGTAAAGAATGTCAGTACAGATTGTAAGTCTGTAATTGGTAGTAGGGCACTAACAGGATTACTTCACAAGAAGTTTCCCGAAACAAATAAACCAGCATACAAACCAACAGGACGACCAGCTGGTTGGCATTGGATGAAAGAGTTTGTAGATAAAGATGGAACGGTTTACCATATGGGTAAGGAACAACCTAAGTTAAAGGGAACTAAAAAACCTACTAAGGTTAAACCTGTAAAGAAGAAAGCTACTAAACGGAGAACTAAAGAAGAAATTCTTTTAGCCCGTGAAGTAGAAAAAAGAGCAGAACTAAAGAAAGCTGTAAAGAAACAGAAAGATTTTTTAAACCACCAATTTGGAAATAAGTAATGTTTGAATCTTTAATACATTTTTTCAAACATTTTTTAGGATTGTGTGGAGAATCACACCCAAGCGTTTTAGTAAGTGGGTTTGGACTCTTTACAATACTAGCAATTTACATTAGTGATATTATACATTACATAAAGGATAAAATAAATGTCTAAGAAAAGTAAAGGTCAATGGAAAGACTATAAAACATTCACTCTTAGTGATGGTACTAAGTTTTTAGCTCGTGATGAGAAAGACGCTAAACTTTACAAAGAAAAAGTTGGTGACAAATAATGATAGAGTTTACCATTTTGTTTGTAGGTGTTTTAGTAATGGGTTATCTTGTAGAGAAGGAATCCAAACGAATACAGAAGAAGAATAAAAATGTTTGAATTCTTAGTGGTGTGTATTTTAATATACATAGCATATCATGTTTCAGAAAATAATAATAAACCAAAATTCTAAGGAGATAGAATGACAAGAAAAGAAGCACTCCAAGCTCAAAGTGAGTTTTCAATTTATGGAGTTTTTAGATTTACCGCATACTTACTTGCTTCAATAGCAATGTATAGTGGTGAATTACAAATAGCAGGAATAGCGTTTGGGTTCGGAGCCACACTTGGTTTTGTTCGTAGATTAGCTAGGATATGGGAGTAACAAAATGAGCACACATCCAATGAAACCTATAACCAAACCAGGTGAAGGTAAGAAACGCCAAAAGTATGTTACACAGGAACGATATTTAGAAGAACGATATGAAATTTCTCGTGGTCTAAAAGGACCCAAGAGATTAGAAAACGAATCATTCGAAGATTTTCATACTCGTAGAAAAGCAGAAAATGGTCTGTTGAAAGAATACCTTCGTGGTGTTTGGATAAAGAAAGAAGATTGACAGAGATTCATAAAAAGATAAAACATCTAAACCATACTCTGATTGTATGGGCAGAGGATAACAAATATAAAAATAATCGTGGTGGTGATTATATCATACCACCACGAGTTGAAAATGATGTGGTTATGTCTGAGTGGAAAGATGATTTAAAGTTTGTATCTAAGTTAGATTTTATGTTAGGTGATGGTAAGACTTTGACAAAGAAAGAACTTCAGATGTCTAATCAACTATATGAATTTTATAGTCAAATGTCTATGAAAAATTTACTAAGGAAATAAATGTATAATATATTTTTAATACTACTTATGTTACAATGGAACTCGTGTTCTCCGATACCTGAACCTACTTACATTGATGATGTGAATATGGAGAATTATGCGTAAAGTAATTGATTGTTTTAAAGAAGATAATCCAGTAATAAATAAAAAACTAAGAGAGGTTTCAGTTGAAGAAGGAAACATTATTGCCACAGAATTATTTCAGATACTTAACGAAAGAAAAGACGGCATTGGGTTGGCAGCGAATCAAGTGGGAATTGATGCACAAGTGGCCGTTATCAATGTTATTGAACCTTTGGTTCTCATTAACCCAAAGATTGAAGAACAATGGGATGAAATTCCCTACTACGAAGGATGTTTGAGTTTTCCAAAACAAGGTATTCATACTAAAAGATATAGGAATATTGTTATCAAAACCGAACAGGCAGAAAGTGGTTGGTACTTTAGTGGGGCAGAAACTACACAAGAGGCTAAAGGTAGTTGGGAACAAGACAATAAAGAACAGGATCAAGAACAAAGATTATTAGAAGCTATATGTGTTCAACACGAGATAGACCATTTAAATGGAATAACTATACACGATAGAGAAGATAAACCAAAACCAATTATATCTAAAAAGGGATACGGAAGAAACGAAAGAGTTATGATTACCAATGGTAAAGAAACACAAGAATTAAAATACAAAAAAGCAAAACCACTTATAGATAGTGGAAAATGGGAAATCTACATAGGAGGCCCGATAACTTAAAATGAGAAAACTAAAAATGAAAAAGAAAGTAACAAAACCAATCAGAAGAAAATGTCATAATTGTGGGAAGATGGCAACTAATCCAGTTCAATATCATTTAGTTCCATCAATACCTTATGGTGAACCGATGCCAATATGGTCAAAGAGTGGCCCTAAAACCAAGAGGGTTGATTTGAAAGGTGATATGAAAATAACAGCCAAAAACTATTGTGATAGAGAGTGTATGGCTGAAGGTAGGTCTAAGCTCGGTGTCTAAAAAACCCACTAAAGAGAAACCTAAATACTCTAACGCTGGAAAGGGTGATAAGAATAGAGTATCAAATATTAACAAGTATGCTGAAAATTGGGAAAAGATTTTTGGTAAAAAGAAAGTTAAGGAGAAATCTAAGAAGTGATAGAATCAATGGTTATGTTAGTTTTAATGATTACATTCGGAATGATATCATTAGTAGTTATGATTTCAATAGATAAAAATGAAAAAGATAAGACATAGTAAATTACCGATTACACTATCGAGTTCTGATACATTAGATTATGAAATGTTACACGCAATACAATTAAACTTAATGTATGATGAAAACGATAGTAGAGAAGAAAATCAAGGTTGTTGGAATGCTTGGGTTGGTGAAGATGGTAATTGGTTCAACCCGTATAAACCTAATAAAAATCAAATGGAGTTATTTAATGAAGAAGAATAAAAAGATGGAGTTATTAAAAAAGGCTGAGAAAGTAAATTATGTATTTGAGAAGATGGATAAGGAAACACAAGACGCTGTAAAAAGTCTTATTAACCATATGATGGTAGAAAAAACTAAAAAGGATAATCACATAGTTTGAAAAAATATTTAACATATGATGATGTAAACATAGTTCCAAAGTACTCGGAGTTAAAATCTCGTGATGATGTAGATCTTACCACACGATTTACCAAGAATAGAAAACTACACATCCCAATAGTAGCCTCACCGATGGATACCGTAACTGAAGAAGATATGGCCATAGAGATGATGGAAAGGGGTGCCGTAGGTGTTATACATAGATTTATGTCTATTAAAAAACAATCTCGTATGATGCAATCATTACATTATAAATGGGATAGTTTTTTTAATATAGGTGATGGTAAAGAAAGAAGTGCCGATAATGATTATGATGAGTGGTATAAGAAACTAAGTAATAAAAGTAAAATATCCAAATCAGATTGGGAGGATTTTAAAGATTACGGAATGTTCACAGATGATATGGCAGAAACCGATAGGATGTGGAGAAACCTACCCTTATGTGCAGCAGTTGGTGTTACAGGAGATTATTTAGAAAGAGCGAAAGAATTGGTATTAAACGGATGTAATGTACTACTTATAGATGTAGCACACGGCCACCATAAAAATGTAGGAGACGCTATTGAAGAAATCAAGAGTAAAATATCAAACATCGAAGTCATTGCGGGAAACATTGCGACAAGAGATGGAGCAGAGTTTCTCTGTGAAAAAGGTGCTGACGGCATCAGAGTGGGAATCGGTAACGGCTCATTATGTGAAACAAGAATCAGGACTGGCGTTGGATTACCTCAGGTTAGTGTTCTTCTTGATGTGTATTCCGTTTGTGACGATTGGGATGTTCCTATTATTGCTGATGGTGGTATTCGGAATGTGGGTGATGTGGCTAAAGGACTTGGTTGCGGAGCTGACACCATCATGGTCGGTTCGTTACTTTCGGGCACCAAAGAGAGTCCAGGTCAAATAGAAAAACAAGGTGAGTGGCCTAACGAAAAATTATTTAAAAAGTACAGAGGTTCTGCATCAAGAGATTCAAAAGGAAACGATAAGAATGTTGAGGGAAATCATAAAGTGATTCCTTACAAGGGTAAAGTAAATAGAATACTTAGTGATATAGAAGATGGAATAAAAAGTTCGTGTTCCTATGTAGGGGCAAATAATCTTGCAGAATATAGATCTTTAGTAGAATTTGTAGAAGTAACAAATGCAGGTCAAGTAGAGGCTCGACCACATTTATTAAGTTAAAGGAAAATTATAAATGGTATTAGATAGTTTATTAGCAGGTGTAATGTTATTCAGTTCATTCGCCGCAAGAACACCAAATGTACAACCAAATCCAGATGACTACGAGGTTAGTATTGGGATAAATCATAATAACTTTCATTTCAATCGTCAATGGGAAAGAGAACTTGGTGAGTTCTATATAGATGATTTGTTTTGGGCCAAGTTTGATAATGGTATTTATTTTAAACCTGAGTATATGAATAAGGAAAGTCAAGGAGTTAGATATTTGAAGATTGACTCAAGACGAAGTTGGAAAGGTTTTTCTTTTGGATTCACAAGCCGTAATGATGATAGTGATGTGTTCAGTTCTAACTTTGTAACATTTATATCTTTTGGTGGAAGTACAAAGAAAAAGTATTGGGAAAAAGTAGATGTTGAATTTTCTTTTGATGGATACTTGCCACCAAGTGAAGAAGAAGGTAGAGATACTTTTGAGTTTGAAAATAAATTTAAAACATCATATCCACTAACAGAAAAACTTAGGTTGTATAATATAGGTGAAATATCTAAACTTCAAGGTAAACAATTTTACAAGGCTAAAATTGGATTTGAATATTTATTTAAAAAGTAACGGAGAAAAAAATGAATAAATTTTATACTGCAGCTTTAAGTCATTGGGAATCACAGAGAGATGAGGCTTTAGCTACATTAGATTTATATTTTAATAAATCAGTAGGTATCGGAGAACACTCTAAAATATTAGATGAAATACATATATGGACTCATAAACTATCTGAGGCTACTGAAAATATAAGCTCACTTAAAACATTTTTTGATGAATATGGTGATGTAAAAGACAACAATAAAACGAAAAAATTATTAAATGATTAAAATTTTAATATCATATCTTTTGGCATTAACTATAATAGGTAGTGGGGTATTTTTATTTTGTGCCTTGGTTAGTTTACCTTTTTGGTTAATGTGGAATTGGTTAATTCCAGATATATTTGGATTACCAATCATAACTTGGTTACAGGCATTTGGTCTTTGGACTTTTATAGTATTGATAAGATCAAGTAATTTTAATTATGCTAAAACATTTAATCCCTCAAAAATTTCAGAAGATGGTACAGAATTATCACCTTTTGGTGATAATACTTGGAATCAATGGGTTGAACAAATTAAGAAAAATTATCGTGCATAATTATATTTTTGATACTTATCTTAAATTATGGAGATGACTAAAATGGACATAACTAAGATTATTCAGACATTGAGTGAGGCATTAGATGATAAAGATTGGGATTTGGTAAAAGAATTGTTAGAAGAATTAATTTATGAAGATGATAATCCTATCCAAGAATACGAGAAGGATAAGGATGTGGATAATGAAAATTTATGGGGCTGACTTGGAAATCGACTGGTGTTATTCGATACTAAAGTGCAGCAGAGTTTGAGTAGACTCTTAAATAAGACTCAACGAAACCTAAATGGCGATACATCGCTAGACGGGTTGGACATTGATTGGCATTTAGCTAATCTTGAAATGGGATTCGACAATTTTGTTGAACCTGTTCAAAATGACCAACCATCTTACGCCTACGCGGCATAAGTTACTGAGTTGTCTAACACTCGGTCATAAAATAAGTTAGACATCAACTCCTCATGTTATGAGTATAAAAGAACATACGGAGCTATCCAAAAAAATAGTCGGTGGTTTGTAGGTAACTTCTCGGAGGGTAGTAACCTAACTAAGCTGTAAATGACTTTGTAAAGAAGGCAAACAGGACGGGAGTTCGAATCTCCCCAGCTCCACAAAATTAGCAAGAAAGTACTTGTAAATGGTTATAAAGGGTTGTAAGATCAATATATGAAAAAATACTATTATGAAAGAAGTAATCTTCTTGAGAGTGATGTGAACATCAACTTTGATGAATTACTATACATGAATGAAGAAGAAACTTCTAAATGGATTGAAAAACTTAGAAGTTTTATTATTTCAGAATGGGATGATAAAGGTATTCCACCTACAATCGGAGCCAATACTTCAGATATAAAAAAGAACTTTAAGAAACTACGAGAGTATGATGTTCATAATAAGTTTTTGGTTCGTGATGATGATGGCAATGAAAATGTTATTAAGAATTACAATAAACATGCCAGTAGTGTTAATCAGTTCTTTCCAACTATGTTAAAGACTCGTGTTCAGAATGGTAGTATTTATGATTGGTTTACGGATGAGTATAAAGATAAATTTCAAAAGGTTATAAAGAGAATATTAAAAAGAGATTCAATGTATAATTGGTCTAAATGTATTTTAGATGGTGAAGATATACCAGAGAATTTCTTTATTGTCCAACATAAACATAATGCTGTAGAGAGTAAGTACAAGACTTTATCAGTTGAAGAAGTAGAGAAGTTAGATGATAAACATAAAACTAATCTACCAAAGGAGTTAGATGGTGATACATATAAATTCTTGGTTAGGGATTTTCAGTTAGGACAAAAGTTATTTCCAGCTGGTATTCAGGCATTTCGTTTAGGACTTGGACAACCAGCCGTAAACTTTCCACCATTAACCGCTAGATATTTGTATGAAAGATTTACAGACCATATTAATATCGATGAACTCGAACCCAAACAATTAAATATTTATGATCCTTCAAGTGGTTGGGGTGGTAGAATACTTGGAGCTATGTCCTCGTTGAAAAGAATACATTATATTGGAACAGACCCGAACACCGATAACTATATTGATGAGGTGGGTATATCAAGATATGAATATGTAGCTAACTTTTTTAACAATGAGGTATTGGAAACTAATCCATTTTGGGAAGAAGAAAAAAATACATTTCACTATTTTCAAGAAGGTTCAGAACACATCGGAAACCATCCTGAATTCCAACAATATAAAGGTAAGTTGGATATGGTATTTACATCACCACCTTATTTTGATAGGGAACAATATTCAGAAGATGAGGAACAATCATTTAAGGCATATCCTAAATATGATGATTGGAGAGATAATTTTCTCAATCCCACATTGACCAATGCTTTTAATAGTTTACGAAAAGATAGATATTTATTATGGAACATAGCTGATATAAAAATCGGAAAAGATAAATACCATCCTCTTGAACAAGATAGTATCGATGTAATCGAAAACCTCGGTGGTGAGTATCAAGGTAAACTCAAAATGTTGATGACTTCAATGGTTGGAGTAGACCAATCAAATGTTAAAAACTCGGTTAAAATAAATGGAACTTATTTAAAGTATGAACCAATATTCATTTTTTACAAGAAATGACTTGACTTTTACTGCAAATTGTCGTAAGATCAAGAGTAATTCGAAAGGAAAATAGTATGATAAGTACAAGAACAGCAATTGCGGGAGTTGTGTTCGTAACAATGGTTAATGGGTTTATATCCATTAATATGTTTAAGAATCAATCCAAATTCTACTCAAATGAAGTAGATAAATTGCTACAGAGCAATGAACAACTACATACAGAACTTCAAGAATTTTATCAGTTCGGTATTGAGGTTGATGTAACGATGTATCAACCTGTTTATCCACAAACAGATAATTCACCTGATATCACAGCTGATGGAACAAAGATTCGTATCCATAAGGCAAGTGAGTATAAGTTTGTAGCTCTATCACGAAATCTATTATCAAGATGGGGAGGCCCATTTAACTATGGAGATTTTATATACATCAAGGGAACAAAAGATAAAGATGGAGTGTATCAAGTAAGGGATACAATGAATCCTAAATGGGTTAATGTCGTGGATATATTAGAATCTACGCATGTAAGTCCATACAAATATGAAAATGTTCACATCTACAAGATGAATTGGACAGATAATTTAACACTATTAGAAGATAAAAAGTCATAAATAATAAAGGAGAAACAATGGACAAAAAGAAAACCGAAATAAAAGTTGGTGATTGGGTTCATGTATTATTAGTAGGATTAGATTCAGGAAACGAACCTGCATATCAAATCGAAAAGATTGAGGGAGATGATTACTATGTTGTACAGACCGAAGGTACATATCAACATAGGATGAAAACCAAAAAGAATAGATTGAAAAAGTTATAAAATAAGAGGTTATAAATGAAACAACTTACAGAAGAACAATTACTTGGTAATTGGGAAAAGTTGTTGCAACTTGTAGAAGATACATTCGAGGGAGAACGAAAAGAGAAACTCTTGGAAATGTATAAGTTCTTTGAAGATAGAATGATAGTTGCACCAGCGAGTGGTAAAGAAGAATATCACTATTGTTATGCAGGTGGTTATGTAAATCATGTACTGCATGTTTGTGAAACGGCATTAGAAGTATCCAAGACCTATGAAAAGGTTGGTGGGTATAAAGATTGGACAGATGAAGAACTCATCTTTTCTGCTATGCACCACGACTTAGGTAAGGTCGGAGATTTACTTGGGGAGTATTACATTCCACAAGATAATGATTGGAGAAGAAAGACTCTCGGTGAGATATTCACACACAATACAGAAATAGATAATATGAGAGTTACCGATAGGGCGTTGTTTTTACTGCAACACTTTGGGGTAAAGGTCAATCTAAAAGAAACTCTTGCTATCAAGGTATCTGATGGACTCTATGACGAAGCTAACACCTACTATATGAAAGTGTTTGACGCAAGTCGTTCCTTAAAAAATCATATGCCGTACATCATACATTGGGCTGACCATATGGCTACACAAGCTGAATTTGATGAGTGGAAACGAGAAGATGAGGATAACAAAGAGGAAATGGAAAGTAGGTTAAGTAATATTAAAAATATTAGCGTCGGTAAAAAAGAATCAAAACCTAAAACCAAACAAAAAGATAAAGTTTTAGAATCAAAACATCAAGATTTATTTGATGAATTATTTGGAGATGATAAATGATAATAGAAATAGTATTAGGATTAGTAATTCTTGTTGAATCATATGTAATATGGAATTTAATGAGAAAAACAGAACTACTTGAAACTTGGGTAGAGAACTTTACCGATAGGGTAAATAAAGTCCAACAAGAGTTAAGTGAAATAGACTCAACTGGTCATTTTGAATCAGATGACGAAGTGGGTTCTATATTCACATCAATAAAAGAAGTAATAAACGATTTAAACAATAATACCGAACAGGAGTTAATTAGTGAGTAAAGCAACTAAACCAGTAAAGAAAAAGAAAAAACCTAAAAATTATTATTTTAATCAGACAACTGAAAATGCTATCATTCGTTACAACAAAACAGATAGTGCTAGGTTAAAGAATAAAATATATACTGAACATATTGCATATGCTTTTGATAAGTTAGCTGAGAATATTATTCATACATTTAAGTTTTATTATTTTGATGTTCCATCAGAACAAGTAAAACACGAAGTAGTTTCGTTTCTTGTTATGAATATGCACAAGTTTAAAGAAGGTAAAGGTAAGGCCTTTTCTTATTTTAGTATTGTAGCAAAGAATTATTTAATACTACATAATAATAAAAACTATAAGAATTATAAGATTCACGATAAGATGGATGTTCTTGATTATAGTAGAAATATTCGTGAATCTCAAGATATGAAAGATGTTGCAGATTTTAATGAAGAATATGTAAATCAAATGCTAGAGTATTGGGAAGAAAATCTAACTAATATATTTAGACGACAAAAAGATATATTAGTTGCAGATTCTGTATTAGAAATGTTTAGACGAAGGGATAATATAGAAAACTTTAATAAGAAAGCTTTATATATTCTTATTCGTGAGATGACTGGTTCTAAAACTCAACACATCACTCGTATAGTTAATATTATGAAAAAATATAATAATCAACTAACAAGAGAGTTTCAACAGACTGGTCAATTAGATACTGCTAACACAGGATCATTTTTGTAACAATTTGTTATGTAGTGTTACACATTTGTGTTACGAAATGATACACTCTTAAAAAACTTCTAAAAAATAAAAGACCTCATTTTTTGAATGGGGTTTTTTTGTGCCCTTGTAACTTCATACATATAGACACTTAAAATTATTTTTATTTTTTTTCTCAAAATAGGGTAGTTTGGTATAGTTCTTGTAGTATATAGGTAGAGATAGATTATTCGAATCTATTAAAACGAAATAATAAAGGAGAACTGAAATGTTCGAAACTATAAAAAAACTCGTAAAATCTTTTATGAGAAAACTCAAGAGTACTAATGGTAATTCACTAGCTGAATTCGCTGTTACTACTGCAATGATGGCAACACTTGCTACAACAGCCGCACCAAAATTTGGACAAGTTGGAGCAGGAGCTAAAGAAAAGAAAACAATGAATAACATTGACAAAATTCTTACAGTTGCTAATAACTTTTACAACCAAACATTGTCTGAAGAAGGTAAAGGAAGATTTCCTGGACAAGAGAAGTATGATGTCGCTGTAGGTGGTGTCACTTTAGCTGAAGGAGCTTCTACTGATGAAACTCTTGAAGCTTATGTGGAAACAATACTTGACCAAAAAGTATCTTATACATCAGAGTTAGGTGAGTTCGTTTATGTATTTTCACCAGCATCAGATGATGATGACGCATTACAAGGTGATTGGATGAGTTTAGAATCATCAGTTGGTTACGATGGTAACGATGAAATTGGTGCTCTTGACTTCAAACAAGACTTTGGTAACAATGGTATGACAAGTCCATTTCAGGATGGTTCATACGCATATTTAGTAATACCAGGAAGTGGTAGTGGTACATCCGCACAAGCTCCTGTTCTTGTAGTAATAGATACTGAGAATCCATCTAAACTACATAAAACTTTAGTACCTTAATCGAAAATAAAAAAACACCGAAAGGAAAAACAATGAAGAACATATTAAAAAATACATCGAAAGGTTTCACATTGATTGAACTTGTAATGGTTACAATCATATTAGGAATCTTAGCAGCTGTAGCAATTCCAAGATATCAACAAACGGTTGATAACGCAGAAGCAACAGCAGAAAAGGCATTTGTAGATATGGTATGGGCAGGAGTAGAACAAGAAGCTTCTGAAAGACTAACAGATGATGGACTTGAAGCATGGCCTTACAATCCACTAACAGTTATTGGTAGAAGCCGTAACATATCAGTTACTCTATTTGAAGGAGTACCTGATGAGGATAATGAATGGCAGTTTAGTGTAGATGCAGCTGGTGAACCAGCAATCTTTCATCATAGAAGAAATGACGAAATCTACTACTACAAATACGATTCATTGACATTTGAGTTAGACGAAGAACCTACACTTTACACAAACGAATAATTAATGGGGGATTTGAAAATCATTTCCCCTATTTATTATAAAGAGGTATTATGAGATTTAAACTCACAAATGATATTTTAGAAATTATCTTATTTGGATCAATAATGGTTACTTTAGGGTTCGTATTTCTTAACGATGACGAACCCATTAAAGTGCAAAGTGAACCATCAGTTGAAAATTTTGATGACTATCCATTACAAGCATGGCAAACCTTAGATAGAAAAGGTGGAGAATGTGTAAAGGTTCGTTATCGTGTAGAGAAAAATAAAACTCGTTTATATATGATAAATGCCGATGGAAAGAAAGTTCACACACAACCAATATCTTTAAGTCCACACAGAGATGGTAGGGATAGGATAGAAACATATGTTTGGAAACTCTATCGAACCGAGTGGACGGATAAGATAGCACCAGGTGAATACTTAATCATAGTGGGAACAGAGCATGATAAATCAGCATCAAGAAATCTTACTCTTGAAATCGACATAATGTAATGTGGATGCCATTTGTTATAATAACATTAGGTGTTTGTTTGATTTGGGAATTAGATGAAAGACAAACAATAAAAAAATATAAGAAGAAAAAAAGAATTGAACAACAGAGAGAAAAATGAAATACTTATCAATTGTATTATCAATAAGTGTTATATATTCACAAGTAGACGAACAAGTCTTTGCAGACCAAGGCATCGAAAGAACATCTGAATTTAAACGAGGTAAAGCCTACGGACAAGATTGTGATGATACAGAATACAGAGATTACAAAGGGTATCCTGCTTGGAAAGGTTATGGTGGATGGATATCTGAATGTGATTCAATTCGTACCGTAAATTTAGACAGAGAGTTTGCTGAAAAAGATAAAATCAGACAAAGAGAAAAGGCTATACAAGATAGTATTGATATGAAAGAAGCATTAGTAGAGATAGATAATTTAGATTTAGATGCTATGTGGGAAAATACGGTTTGGGTTGAGATAACAGATATAGAAGATACTATATATGGAGAAGTAGAACAGATTACAGCTGTTGCTGGTGTTCGTGGAGCGGAAGCAGAGGACGAGGCATTGAATCATTTATATTATAGAAGAAGTATGAAAGGTCTTGCTCTAATAGACCTACAAAAGGCCTATGGTAAATTAAAAATAAAAAGAGATAACTTAATTAAAACAAATCCTAAACATCCAAAGTTAGAAAAATTTGACAACCTCTTGTCACAATTACAAATTAAAATAAATAAATCATAAACTAACAAAAAAGTTGTGTTGTTTCTAAATGTTTAAGATATTTAGTATTGGAAGATGATGACACTTCCAACAAAATAGTAACTTATCATTTAAAAAGGAGACACACATGAAGCGACTAATGTGTATGTTCTTAATGGGCTTGATTTCCGCTCAAACATTAAAAACAGCACTACCACAACCAAAAGAACCTTTCGTTCTTACTTACTACGACATTAGAGAAGATATACTTTTAAAGACGCCACACGGTAAAATAACAGTAGATTTTTTTATAAATGAGAGAGGAGAAGTAGAGGATCCAGTTATCAAGGATACTTTCAATATCAACCTTAATGAAGTAGTGTTGGATAAATTAAAAGAAACATCTTATTATCCAGCAACTCAGAATGGACGACCAGTTCGAATCAAATATACATTACCAATAGTATTTAAATAACGGAGGCAAAATGTTAGAATACTTTTTATTGGGAGTTTTAGCACCTATCTTTCTAAATCTTATGCACCTATGTGTAGGAATATATGTAGTAATTCAAAGAGGAAATATGATGTCATTGGGATTTTCAGGTATGGGATTTATAACCAAAACCATAGGGATGATATTTCTCACTTGGTTAGGAATAGTTAAGCTGAATATGGATTTTCAAATCTATGTTCCGTTATTAACATTCTTTTGGTTCTTCACTCATATCGTAGAAGCCTTTGTGATTAATCATTATATGAAAGAGAACGTACCAAAATTTCTACAAGACATACAACTCAATTAGTAAATAACTATTAAGCAAAAAAAAGGGGAACTATTGTTCCCCTTTTTCATTATCCGATAATAGCTATTTACGAAATAAACCCACCAACACCAATAATGCGACTAATCCAGCGAAACCGGATTCGCCGAAGTTATTTATGATTGATGTCAGGTTACCAATAACATTTACGCCAAAGATTCCACTCCCAAACAATACTTCGCTTACAGCTCCGATTGCTATGAAAGAGGCGAGTAGTTGAGCGATATCATCTACCCAACCTTTGACTAATGTGATGACTTCCTTCATTAGTTATCTCCCGTTGTTTTTTCTTATCATTTAACAAAAAAGGGATATTTAACTTCCGTTTTCTGTGTCGAATAAAATCCGACATATATAATTATAGTATATACAAATTTTTTGTTAGCAATATATATGCACCGATTTTTCAGTTAGTTAATATTTATTTATGAGTTATAATATCTATTTTTAATCAATATAAGGAAATAAAATGGCACAAGATTATGAATTATTTGAGGGTAAGTCACTATCATCATTGTTCAAAGATATTTACGATAATTCCAAACACAATAAAACACAACTTGAAATATTAGTAAAAGAAGTTGCTGGATATATTAAAGATGGGGATATGGCTATTCAGTTAATTCCTATGATAAAAGAGTATTTGGAAATCAATGTAAAGAACGATGAACAACTTGTCAAGTTAGCAACAATCG